GTGCAGATGAATGCAAGAGCAGAAATAAGGAGGATAACATGATAAAGGCAATACTAAAACCTTTTAAATTTATCTTCAAAGCAGTTAAGTTCGTAGTTATGTTACCCATAAACCTAGTTAAGTTTACTCTAAGCAAGGTCTGGGCGGTAATTAAATATGTTCTTAATCTTGTTTGGAAGATACTTAAAGGTATATATAAAGGAATAGTCGTGGTAATTAAAGAAGCAAGTCAAGTTATTACCTGGATTATTACAAGTATCTATAATGCAATTAAATGGGTATTTATAAATATCTGGAAATTAATTGTATGGATATTAAGTAAGGTATGGGAATTAGCAAAATTTGTATGGGCATGGCTAGTAGAAGCATTTGTAGAAACATTAAACCAATTGTGGACATTACTAGGTATGTTCGCAGCATGGCTAGTACTCGAGGGTAGTGCAAAAACTACTGTTGGGTATGCAATTATATTAGTTCTTATCGTATGGTTAGTTACTATACGAGTAAGGGAAGGAGAATAATAATGGCTAAAGAAACAAAATTAGATGACGAAAAGGCAATGGGAGCAGTAAGCGGTATTAAGAATATCCTTCTTAGAATAATCGCTGTATTTGCAGCCAATGGTCTTGGAGTTATTGGTGCTGGTGCAATCATTGGTATCGATACAATGAGTGCAATCATTCTTGCAGGAACTCTAGGAGTTGCTACAGTAGTTGAAAAACTAGCAAGAGGATTCATTGATGATGGAAGACTAAGCATCGATGAAATCAATAATGCATTTAACTCAGTAGATAAGACAGCAAAATAGTAGTTATGGGAAGTCCAGATTAAGTTACAGGGGCTGGACGTTTTAGGTCGGAGGGTTGCCTAAAACACTTTGAAGGAGTATAATAGTATCCATGTCTGAATCAAATTACTGTGAAGATTGTAAGCGTTTAAAAGATATTGCCTGTACCTGTGGCATGACCTTTGCAGAAAAGGTTAAGACGACCTCTGTTAACTGGGCTACCTGGTCAGATACTAGAAAAGGCTCTTGACTTGGGAGTTACTTGCGGGTATAATTATAATAAGTTGTCTTCTTTTACTAACAGAAGAAAACATAATGAAACACATAAGAAAGAAGTTTAATGTTAAACGATCCAAAAGCCCAGACAATTCATCAGGCTTTTATTAAAAAATTTGGTCAAAGAATAGATATAGATTATTTAGATACAGAAGATGTGGTTAATTTCTTTTTACAATCTTCTGACGAATACGATAAACAAGTGTTACAAGATAGATTAGATAGATACAATGTCAATCAACGCTAGAGGAATACCAACTAGATGTTGCCCAATGTGTGGCACAAATATATTTAGAGTTTTAGTTACTTTTGATGAAGAATATGAAATTGAACAATATCTTTTAGATTCAGAGTGTGCTGAATGCGGCACACTTTTGACAGCACCAACACCACTAGATAAGGAATATCAATGAAAAAAATACTAATCGCTACTATTTTGTTAGCCATGATTTCAACACCTTCATTTGCAGAAGAAGCACCAGTTGACCCAAGTGCTTGGGATACAGAAAGTGGTTGGGCGGTTGTTGATAGTAGTGGTCAAGTAAGTAATATTATAGTTTGTACAAATGCGGTATGTGGCAATGATGATTTTTTAAATACGGCAATACAAAACGGTGCTATTGCTCCAGGATCAAAAATAGTTAGACAGACTCCAAGTGGTGGAGGATACTGGGGAACATATGATGATAATACTGAAACTTTTACTGTAGATAGGTCGTGTGCAGACTGTGCTTTATATAATGACCTTTACAAGGTAGGAACTATTAAAGATGGAATAGTTACAAACCCAGTTATTATTCCAGGACTAGACACATATATGCTTAATAATCCTGATTTAACAATTGATGAAGCAGCGGATTTACTAAAAGATTTATTAAAAAATAACTACGATCAATGGTTACAAATAAATGCTATGAAGTCTAGTTTTGTTGTTAAAGGAAAAGGAGTTATCGTTACTAAAAAATCAAAATATAGGACTATAAAATTAACTCCTAATTTAATTAATTTTAAAAAGATATCAAAAACTAATAATATTTGTAAAATCAAAAAAAATTCTGTATTGATTTTAAAGTCAGGAACTTGTAAAATAGATATATATAAAGATGGAAATAAAGAAAGGGTGTCTGTTAAGGTGAAAAAATAATGCAAACTTTTATGCCTTACGGATCTTATTATGACAAAACTGCTAAGTGTTTAGATGTTAAAAGACTTGGTAAACAAAGGGTAGAAACATATCAAATACTTAAAGCACTGCTGGGTGAAACAAAAGGTTGGCGTAATCATCCTGCAACTAAAATGTGGGAAGGATATGAGTTTCAATTATATGTATACCAAACTGCTATCTGTACAGAGTGGACAAGACGAGGGTATAAAGATACAGTTTTAGAATCATCTAAAGAATTAATAGTAAAGCACAAGATTAAACCATCTATTAAATCACCTGATTGGATGAATAAACCAGCACTAACTATTACTCATAGAGCAAATCTATTTTTAAAAGATCCTATATACTATATTAACTTTGAAGATGAAGCAAAAGAATATATAGATTATGTGTGTTGTCCAGACAAATGTAAATATTGGTGGTATACTCATACTTTAGATAAGGGAGAATGATGGCACAAAAGAAAACATCTGAAAGAAATACTAACAGATCAAACGGAAAGGCTAAAAAACAAAATCCTAAAGAACCAAATATAGGTTCAACAGGAAAAAGTCGTGGTGGATATAATCTAATCAAAAGGCCAGATAAGGCTGCTGCTTGGGATCCAATAAAAAAACGTGCTGCTCGAAAGGCTCGTAGAAAAGCCGACAACCTAGCCTACAAACATGGCGTAAGAACAGGTCAACTTAAGAGGTCTACAGCAAGTGCAGATTCGTAAACACACAGACTATCGTGTTAATGAACTTGCAGAATTTATAGAGCACTTACAAGACGTAAAGTATCATATAAAGCCATTTGAAATGGCAGAGTCAATAGTTTCTTTTATGGATGATTTGCGGGGTAAAGATTATGCTAAAAAAATCCAAGAGTATGTAAAGTCTGATTATAATTTTCAATCAAAGAATAGGGTATAATTATTATATGTATGAATATCATGTAAAAAAAGTTTATAGGGTAGTGGATGGAGATACTATAGATGTTGACATTGACTTGGGCTTTAATGTTTCTTACTTCCAACGTGTCCGCCTTGCAGGCATCGACACCCCAGAATCTCGCACAAAAGACCTATATGAAAAAGAGTTAGGATTACAATCAAAAGAATGGTTGAAAAAGAAATTAGAAGGTGCTGAAGAAATTGTTATTAAAACACAAAAACCAGATTCAACAGAAAAGTATGGTCGTATTTTAGGAGACTTGCATATTAAGGGGTTTGACAAATCTCTTAATCAAATGATGATTGATGAAGGATATGCTTGGGGTTATATGGGAGAAACCAAGGTAAAAGATTTCCCAGCATTATTGGCTAAAAGACAACCTAAAGCCTAGTTGTGAACAAATAAAAATTTATTAATCTTTATATATTTTAAATCTGGATTTTTGTTTAAACATCTTTCAACAAACATCCCATCTGTTAGTGGATTACAAAAGTCTATAATATCTGTTTCTTTTGCAATACTTGTTCGAAGTGCAAAAGATCCCCAATCAATCTCACCAGCCCTTAAATTTGTATTTAATAGTTCATATTGTTTGCTATGATGAATGCATTCATAATATATAAAATCATATTCATTTGTATACTTATTGATTTCTTCTACAGTAGTTGGGATATAGTAATCTTGAATTGATGCTCCAGGTATAACAAATTCAGTGTTTACTATCCAATCTAATGCATGTTTTCTATTTGCATTACCCCAACAACCCTTAGTCTTTTCTGATTCATAATATGATATTCTAGGATCATTAATTTTATTTATCATATCTTTAATATAAGCATTGCCACCGTCTGCAAAGACTATACATTTCCATCTTTTGTCAGTTTGAAGCAAAAGAGAATTTATAAAAGTGTTAGCCTCTAAGGTTTCATTATAGGCTGTGGCTATAAAAGTTACCATTGCACAATTGTACCAGACCTGCTATAATTTTACAATGACGAAAGAACAGTACCTAGATCAAATAAGACATCATTGGACTCATAATTTTGGAACTCATATAGGCCTTCATCCAAATCCTAACTTTATTCCTCCAATGGACTTTATTCCTCAAGAACTATTAGATGGATGTAAATTATTTTCAAATAGAAATAAGTTAATTGAAAGTTTTAAATATGAATATCCTCAAAAGATAGCAGAGGTGGGGGTACAAGAAGGATTATTTAATGAATTTATCAACGATACTTTAAACCCTAAAGAACTATACGCAATAGATATAGACATAACTCAGTACACTAATAGAACTACTATTAAAGATAACATTATAGCAATTAACAAACCGTCTCAAAATATAATAGCAGAAGACTTTTCTGGATTATTAGATATGGTATATCTAGATGCAGACCATAGTTATGATGCTGCAAAGAAAGATATAGAAGTATTAAAAGATTTAATTAAGCCAGGAGGATATTTTGTTTTTAATGATTTTACAATGTTCTCAGTTCATGAAATGTTGTTTTACGGAGTTGCTAGAGCAGTTACTGAGTTTATAATAAAAGAAAAATGGGAAGTAGTTGGATTAGCGTTAGATGAGTGGAATTTTTATGACATTGCATTGAAGAAGCCAAATGGGTAAATTTCACGATAGGCATTACTCAGACATGGCTAGACAATTTTGTAAGGGATCTGGTTTAGAAATTGGATCACTTCATTCAAGACTTGACGTTGATGCAGAGGTAAGAATTGTAGATTTTATTGATACTGAAACTTTAAAAGATAACTATAAAGATGATCTAAATGTAAACGTTGAAGATATCTGGCCAGTAGATATTGTAACGAATGCATGGGACCTTTCTAAAGTAAAAAGTAACTCTGTTGACTTTGTTATGTCTAGTCACGTCTTAGAGCATCTTCCAAATCCAGCAGTTGCAATAGAGGAATGGATGCGTGTTGTAAAACCTGGAGGCGTTGTATTTTTTGTCGTTCCAGATATGCGTCATACTTTTGATAAGAAAAGAAAACTGACATCAGTAGAAACTTTATTGGAAAAATATAAATTAAAAACAGACAAAGTTCCATACGAGGCTTATGATGAGTTTGTAAAGTTGACGTTTGAAGATACCAACTATTCAAAAGAATCGATACAAAAAATGTATGAGGATCAAGCCAATATTCATGTTCATACCTTTACAGAAGAGTCTTTAATAACCCTATGCAATGCTCTAATAGATAGTATAGGATTTAAAATATCCTCTCATAAAAGAGAAGATATGCACATCCATGTTGCACTGACAAAAAATATTTGATATAATATTTAGGTTACTCTGCCGAATGGGGGGTAGCAAATAACTCGCTGAAAAGGAGGCAAAACATGGTAAGTTCACTAATGCGACAAATGCAACTAGAACCTTTTTTCTTAGGTTTTGACGATGCATTTAATCAGTTGATGGGATTAAAAAATGACCTCAACAAACATATCTCAAATTATCCACCTTACAATATTAAAAAAGTTGACGATAACGAATTTGAATTAGAATTCGCTGTTGCTGGCTTTGATAAAAAAGATATTAAAGTAATGATGGATATGGGTAAACTCCGTGTTTCTGGAACAATTGGGGAAAGAGAAGATACTACAGAATTCCTACATAAAGGAATTGCTACAAGATCATTTTCATCTACATTTGCTCTAGGAGAACACGTTGAAGTTGAATCGGCCGAGGTAGAAAATGGACTACTCAAAGTACGTCTAAAAAAATATCTACCAAAGCATTTACAACCAAAAGAAATTGTAGTAAGATAGTACTACAGACTTTCCTTTAGTAGGGAAAAGACAAGGAGCGGGGTTGACAACAGCCCCGCTTTTTGATATTATTAATAACTAACAGATTGGATAGACATGGCACTTCATAATCATGTATTAATTAATGGATACACACTTCTTCCACCAACAGATGAAAAACAAACTATTGAATGGATGCAACAATTAGTTGACTCTATTGGAATGAAGACTATTCAAGGACCATTTGCTTCTTATGTAACTAAAGAAGGAAATAGAGGTCTTACAGCAGCAGTAATGATAGAAACATCTCATATTGCAATGCATGTTTGGGACGAAACAGATCCAGCATTTATGCAATTTGACTTATACACATGTTCAACTTTGCCAGTAGAACAGGTAATTCAAAATCTAGAAAGCCACTTTGGGTTATTTAATTACAGCACTTTAGTTCTTGAAAGAAGTGACGGATTTAAGATTGTTCCAGAAGATAAATGGGAAACCTTAGCATGACAATGCCTGATTGGTCAAATTGGGATTCTCATAAACTACTTATTGAAGCAGAGTATAAAAATAGAATGGACTTCTTTGAGTGGCGTGATCTAGGTCTTGCTAACAAATGGATATCAGAACCATTTTGTGATACTCATGATACTGGATATATGACAGATGAAGAGCAGCAAGAGTGGGAAAATGGAAGTGACCCATGCATGATGGTATTTAGAATTTGGGAAGACAATATAGAAATTCCTAAAAATCAAAAAACTTTATTTGAAAGTTATGATGATAAATAAAATATCTTTTATACCAATGAATAAGTTTACTGATATTGTTTTGGATATTCCAAAGCCGTCTAGTCATTCAATACCAGATTGGTATAAAAAAATACCCTTAGAGGCAGATGGATATAAAAACATAGGTTTAAATGATTTTAATTCAAAAGCATCTACTTTAACATTAAAGGGTTGCACGCCTCTTTTAGATGCTTTTACAGCAGGCTATATGGTAACTTTACCTTCAGATCTTGAGGTAAAAAAAACAAAAGAAGGTGAGTTGTACTTTAATTGGAGGGTAGAGGGTAATGTTGTTTCTATGCACACAAAAGATCAACATCCTGGCCTACCTAAAATAGTAAATAATCAAGATTCTGTAATAAAGTTTGGGTTTAGTTTTACTATAAGGACTCCAAAAAATTACAGTTGTTTATTTACTCACCCCTTAAATAGACATGATCTTCCTTTTAGAACCTTTAGTGGTATAGTTGATACCGATGAATACCCTCAAGAAGTTCAGTTTCCATTTCAATTAAATAAAGAAATAACTGAGCCTATGATTATTGAAAAGGGCACTCCAATATGTCAAATAATTCCATTTAAAAGAGAAGGATGGAAGTCTGAAAAACAAGAATATGATGAAAACTTTGTAATGAAAAGTAGGTTTGACTTTGCATCAAAAATTATTAGATCATACAAAAATCAGTATTGGTCTAAGAAAACTTATTTATAAGTTTGCCTCTATCGTCTAGTGGCCTAGGACACCGCCCTTTCACGGCGGCAGCACGGATTCGAATTCCGTTAGAGGTACGCCTGATTAGCACAGTGGTAGTGCGTCCGCCTTGTAAGCGGAAGGTCCTCAGTTCAATCCTGAGATCAGGCTCTGGAGGTAAAGATGGATAGGTATGTATTGATAGACTTTTGGGCTGAATGGTGTAGACCATGTAAACTAATGTCTTTTGTAATAGATGAAATAGAAAAAGAATTTCCTAATATTCGGGTAGTAAGAGTAAATGCAGATGAAGATATAGCAATGGTACAAAAATATAATGTATCCAGTATTCCAACATATGTGTTAGAAAAAGATGATGGAGAGATAGTGAACTTTGCTACTGGTGCAATGCCAAAATATAAATTTATAAAAGATCTTGGATTGGACAATTTATGAGACAACTTCTTAATGGTTTAGCAATAGATGAATTAGCAAAGCCTGTACATTTAGCCGTAATAACAAAGTGTCCTTGGAAATATACCCTTATTGACAATGAGACAGGTAGAGTATATACTGGTAGTGATGAAGACAACTTACACCTTCCTGGGTATGTTTTATGGAAAGAAGTTAAATGATAATTGAATTAGAACCATGGGAATACGAGCACGCATATTTCGTAGGTATAAGAAGATTTACAGAAAATTGGGGTAAATCAGATGCCTCTTATTATCAAAATAATAATAAAGAAGAAGATCGTAATGCTCAGGCAGCATCGGCTATATGTGAATTAGCAGTAGCAAAGTATACTAATCAATATTGGCATGGATCTGTTTGGGATGGAAGAAAGCACAAAAGATATAAGGATATGCCAGATGTAGGTCGCAACATTGAGGTTCGGCGAGTTAGAACTCAGTCTGGTCCTACAGTTCGCGAAAAGGATACTTTGAAGCCTGATTGGATTATCTGGGGTGCAAAACTAGCAGACGCAGAATATAGGACAGTAAAGTTACTTGGTTGGATTTCGGCAGAGGAAGCCTGGAAAATAGGTATAGAAAATCAATGGGGCAAGATAGTTCCTCAAGAGTTGTTACATAAAGACTGGATAGAAGAAGAATGAAGTTCGGCGAAATTATGTATGATATATCCTCTAATCTAACTAAGTTAGAAAAAGGATTAGCATTACTGTCTTTTCTCCTATTGACAATTGCTGTGTCTTTTACTATACTTGATTATAGAAATAAAGGCAAGCATATAAATAGGAAAGATTGGTAGTTATGTCTAGATTTTATGATAAGGATTTTAATCCTTTATTCCCCGATGATAGCGATAGTATTTCTGACATGATAAGACAAGATAGAGATGCACAGGATGCTAAGTTTGATAGGATTATTAGGGAGTCTTCTCATCGCCGTGAAATTATGATGGCACAAAAGATTATTGATGAGAATAGCCTTTGCCTTGCAGGGGTAGATCCTTGCGATTATTGCCAAAAAGAAATGGATATGGAATGAGAAATCTATTATGGTTCTTATTTGGTTTAGGTTTAGGATTGGCTTTGGATTGGGTACTAGTAAAGTTTATGCTTAAAGACATAAAAAAAAGGTTATCTAATTTAGAAAAGGACATGGAATGATCTATTATATAGCAATCTTAGCAACACTACAAACAGTCTATATTTGCTATAAAGAATACCAACAATGGAGAAGAATGAAAGATTTATGGTAGAGTGGCATAGGCCCGATTTAAACCCTGAAGACATAGCCAAGATAATTCGCGAGGGTAGAGAAGAAAATGATAAGAAGTTTGATTCCTATCTAGAATATGTAGGGTATATCTCAAAAGATAATGATAGAATTTTAAATGCTTTAGGATCTGATTATGATGAAGATGGAATACCTTATTGGAAGAAATGGGAAGATTATAATGCAAAACAAATTGAGGGTAGGGATAATGTTTAAGATTTTGTCCTGGCTAAAAGAATACTTTAAAAGTGGTGAAGAGATGTTGCCTAATGGATGTGTTCCTAGTGGTCACAAGTTCTCTCCTTATCATATGTGTACAGTTTGTGGGGAATACAAGTGAAAGAAGTAAAGGACATATTAGCCAGAATGAAGGCTGCTGAGGCAGAGATTAAGAATGAGCCAGTACCTCAACCAGTAATGGAATATATGGTTGCTAGTGATGAATTGATTACACATCTTCAAGCCTACATAGATTATCTGTTGATTGAGGAATGATGACTAAAAGAATAAAGTTTCACGCTAAAAGTGATCTTGCATTTAGATCCTTACAGCCTTATAAACCTGCTAGAACCTATGTTCCTGATTGGTATAAGAAGTCAGAACTTTGGGTTGGTGGTAACGAAATTACCTACTCTTCGCAAGGTTTTCCATATAAAGCACTGAAGCACTGTATGCCTTTTTTAGACTCACTCACATCTGGATACATTATAGAACTGTGGCAGGATGTAAGGGTTTACAAAGCCGATGATGGCTCTATAATGACTGCATGGTATGACGTAGCGTTTCCACCATTAGAAATGAGAGACTCTAATGTTTCTCCACTAGTACCAGCACCAAAAGGGTGCGACCCTCAACAATTTACTTGGGTTATGCCATTTGGTTTAGAGACCCCTCCAGGGTATAGTGTTTTGTATACTCATCCATTAAATAGAAATGAATTACCTTTTGTGACTATGAGTGCAATAATTGATGCTGATTCATCTATGATTCCAGGTGGCAATGCTCCTGTGTTCTTTGAAAAAGACTTTGAAGGTATAATTCCAGCAGGTACACCAATTGCTCAGGTTATTCCTTTTAAAAGAGATAACTGGGATTCAGAAGTAGTTAATGATGAGACTAACTATAGATCAAAGATTTTTTCAATTAACAAATATACAAGCGGTGCGTATAAAAGGTTTATGTGGTCAAAGAAGAAGTTTGATTAGAATGGTCCCGCATAGTTCAACGGCAGAACGCCCGACTGTTAATCGGTAGGTTCCTGGTTCGAATCCAGGTGTGGGAGCAAGTCGGGGGTAGAGAGGAGATATATGTTATCTAATGTAATATTCTTACTATGGGGAATATTTATAGGTCTTCTTATCTGGTCTTATACTGGTTAGTATGTGGATTATAGATCGGGTCAAGGATGACAACAGGGGCCATAACCAGGCCAGATGTCACGTATGTGGATATAAGTTTAATATGGATCTATTTACTCAAAAGGATGTTGCTATGATAATGGAAGCCCATGAGTGCACCAATCCAAGGGATAGTTTCTATGACCTTTTTTAAGGTGTATGATTATTTTATAAATATTGGGGGGTAGGGATATGGACAATATCTACTCATATATAAGCATAATGACTTTTGTATCATCTGGAATTATAGTCATGTATTGGTATATTATAAGGAATATGTTTAAATGAAATTTGAGGGGGTAGGGTTAGTATTATCCTTTATTATCCTAATAGGAGCATATATTATACATAGGAACACATATGAATAGCATGTCAGAATTCGAAAAAGAATACTATAAACAAGAAGGCAAATACGAAATCATGGATCCAAACAAGTTCTATGACGACATACAAGACAATGTAGAAAATGTCCAAAAACAGCCTTAAAACCTCTTTAAATACCCCCAGAATATTGGTAAATTAATTATATAAATGTTATAAGAATATCTACAATATGTTGATTGTGGAATAAAATGGAGGATATTGGGAGATAGTGCATATCCTATCTTAATCTTAATATGTTTGGCCCCTTGATATATATCACATATGGGCATTTTTGTCAAGACATTCTTAATACTTTTTTAAATATGGGCATTTTGAATCATATTTCGTAATATATATATGACAAATATAGCCCAATAATTCTGCCCTATTCTGGCATATTTTTAATAGATTCTTAATACTTTTTAAAAGATAATATATTCATTTTGCCAGATAATAGGCAGATAATTAAAGATTTTTAAATGCTATCAAAATATATAGGGCCAGCACATGATGGGCTATATTCTATTGCACTATTGACTGCTATTCTTAATCTTTTATTTATATCTTTGTACCCCCGAGTTGTGTACAGGGATCCAAAGGCTATGCTGCCCCCGCTGCCTATGGCACCCTCATTGATTTCATTCAATTGAAAGTCAGAAGAGTCAAACTCAAAGAGGCGACCACGCACTGCTATTAGGGCTAGGATACCACCGTCCTTGTCATCGGCGGGGGAAGTAGAAGGAGAATATAAATTCATAGCATTCTTAAAGGCTAAACAAAACTTAGTTCTTAAAAATTTAGTTAGATCTTTATTATTAACATTCATAGGATCTGGAAGATCAATACTATGTAATAATTGTCCTAATCCTGTTTCACCAGAATATCCAATTAAATATTTACCATTTCTTTGGATCTT